TAGCATATGCTGATAAAAAAGGATCTGGTTCTCTATATTTTAACGATAACGTTCCCGGTAAATCACCTTCATCTACTATTTACGGCCAGTACAGAAATCTAGTACTAGGTACAGAAGAAGAAGATTTTACGTTCGGTACTATAACATCTGAGTATTTTTATGCAATAGCTATCGATAGAGCAAGATATAAAGAAAAGCTACTCCCAGGGACACTTTCTCTTAAACTACACGTATCATCAAGTGGTAATGAAATAACATTAACTGATAATAGTAAGATTGTAACTACTACAACTTTTACTGATGCAGGTAGAGTATTTGAATTAATATCAGGTTCAACTGGAGTTGCTTATACTTCTTTAGATGATAACGGATATACTGACGGTTCAGGTTCATATGGTAAACTGCTACCAGATATTGGAGTAATTCTTATTAACGGTAAAGCTTTAGATGGTAACGTAGCTCAAGGTGGATTAGCACTTAATACAAATAGAACAGCAAATACAGCAGGAGCTAATGCAGGTAAATTTTATGACCTGTTGACTTTAAGTGGTAGCTTTAGACAGCAGTCAGAAGAAACTATTACTTCTAACTTTGTGTTTGTTAGAGCTAGAAACAGTGAGTTCAATTACTCAACTAACCCATCATTAATAACAGGTTCAGGAGAATTGAGACACAACGTAATGATTGATTCACCTCAATCGTTTATTACTGCAGTTGGGTTATATAATGATAATAACGACTTACTTGCAGTTGCTAAGTTATCAAGACCTTTATTAAAAGATTTTACGAAAGAATCACTAGTTCGTATAAAACTAGATTACTAATGAATGAGCGCTTTCAAGCAATTAACTCTTCAAGACTTTTACTTAAGTGACTATCTAGCCAAAAAAAGATGGTTCGCTTCAGGCAGCTTTTTGACTGATTATAAAGTAGAGACTTTAAGAGGGTTTTCTGGTTCAACTCCTGGTTACCCTTATCCTAACGATTATAGAAATGACAGGTACCAAAAATTAGTATTCGATAGTGTCACTCATAACTTCTATAAAATTACATCCGGCTCTATATCAGGTAGTACAATTTTCTCTGGCTCTTACGATGTCGACTTTCAAACTACTTTAGATCTTTCTGGTTCAAGAATTATCAATAATGAAGTTGGTATTATTTCCATACCCAAAGAAGTCGCAGGTATAGGTATTGAACCTGGTAGCTTTATGGTAGAACCTACTTTTGAAGATGATGATAAATTCATGGAAGACGGATATGCTAGAAACAGTGACGACGGTACTAACCAGTACATTGAAAATATAGAATTTTGGTATAATTCAAACCCTTACGATACTAGAGACTACTTAGTAAGTGAAAGTAATTATGTTGAAGAGGATGACGGAGAGTATCTTGACATAAACAATAACCAACAAAGATGGGAAATTATAGATGACGGAGAGGGACGTTTAGTTATATCAGGAGCTGCCGATTTTTATACAAGACCTGAACGCCATGTTGGTGACATTATTTACAATAAAGGATTAGCTATTTTCACTGATGATGTCGTTGCTAGATACTATAGTACTTATTCGAGACATAAACTTCACTGGAAATCAAAACAACCTATTTATACGTATAATGTATACTGTACTGTAAGAGAAAGTGAGCTGAATCATACATTTAATCCTTCAGCATTAACAGGATCAGACAATACAGTGAGAGATAATATAACTGGAAGTCAGTTCAGGCCTTACATTACAACTGTAGGCCTATATAATGAAGCTAATGAATTATTAGCAGTTGCAAAAACTAACAGGCCCATACCTAAATCAGAAAATGTAGATATGACGTTTGTTATAAAATTAGATGTATAATGCCTAGTTCAAACATTACATTTAGAGCAGAGAAAGGAAGAGCGTTAACTTATTCAGAAATGGATAAGAATTTTGGTTCGTTCTTTTACTCTAGTTCTTTATCGGCTAACGGCCAACAACTAAACCTATTCTATACAGGCAGTACTGAAGTACCTATTAACTCAGGTTCAGTTTCCTACTCTTTAATTAGAGGGTTACAAAACGCTGGTTCGGATAATAGAATAGCACACTTCTCAGGTTCATCTACTATAGTTACAACAGAAGGTTTTGTAGTTGATGAAAGCGGCAGTGTAGGAATTAAAGTAGACGAAACAAGTTTACCTTTATCGTATGCACTTGACGTATCTGGAAGCATTAGAGCATCAGGAACAGTCTTACAAAGTTCGGACATAAGACTTAAAGAGAATATAAAAAATATAGAAAATGCTTCTGCTAAAATAGAAAACATTAGCGGTGTTCATTTTAATTGGAGAGATAGCAAAAAAGCAGCAGTAGGAGTAATAGCGCAGGAAATACAAAAAGTTCTTCCAGAAGTTGTTTCTGAAGACAAAAAAGGTTATCTTAATGTAGACTACGGTGGAATTGTTCCTTTACTAATAGAGACTCTAAAAGAACATAAGGACATTATAAACAAATTAGAGAAAAGAATTTCGGAATTAGAATAATAGTAGAATGGCAATTAACTTAAGAGGGGTAAAACAGGCACCTTTAACACACGATGAACTAGATCAGAACTTTAGAGAGTTCTTCTACTCCGGTAGTGTAAATTCTTCTGAAATAAAATTATTCAGATCTCAGTCTATAGACCCTGTATTTAGTATTCCATTTACAACCCCTAACGGTTTAGATAAATTTATTCAAATTAAATCTGGGAGTGACCTATCAGGTTCAGGAGCGGTATTTACAGGTAGTCAAAATTTTACTTTTGATTACGATAATAATATTTTTGAAGTAACTGGTTCTTCTAATTTTCAAGGGAACATAAACGTTGATGGTAATATTACTGCTACTAGTTTTATTACCACTACAGTTAGCTCTTCAGTTATATTGAGTTCAGGTTCAACTGTTTTTGGTGACACTCGAGATGATACTCATAGGTTTACAGGTAGTTTAATTTCTACAGATGACTTTCTCAATGATGGAAATATAGACTCATTAGGAACTAGCAGTAAAGTTAGATTTAATTATGATTCTGTCTCCAACTTACCTTCTGCAACTATATACGGTGGAATGTTTGCTACTGTTGCAGACGAAGGTAAATCCTATTTTGCTTCTGAAAGCGGGGATTGGACTCCTCTAGCTAACTCTGAATCTTTTGCTACTAATATTGCTGCTCTTAAAACTGATAGCGGTTCATTTAGTACTAGAGTAACAGCATTAGAAGAGTTTAGTTCATCTCTTGACGATACTTATGCTACCGACGTAGAATTAAACACAGCTACTCAAAGTTTAAGCTCTTCATTAGCAACTGGTATTTCTGCTTCAGTCGCAGCATTATCTCAATCAGCTAAGAGTGCATACCTACTTAATACTACTGATACCTTCACAGGAGATTTAACTGTGACAGGAACATTAACCTCTACTGAGTTGGTAACTAATATAGTAAGTTCATCTATAACTCTTACCACAGGTTCAAATATATTTGGAGACCAGCTTATAGATACTCATGAATTTACAGGTTCAGTAACTATTACAAGCTCTTTGGATGTTGACGGAATACTATCACTACCTAATATAACAAATGTATCTCAATCATTGGCATCTGCAGTAGCAGGAGCAGGAATTCAAAACATAGTAGAAGACACGTCACCAGAACTTGGAGGTAAGTTAGCACTTAACGGAGAACATTTCTCAGGCAGCTTAGTACATACAGGCTCAGCTCACTTTAGCGGCAGTGTCACTGCTAGTGGAGAACTATACGTAGATGGCCTAATATCAGCATCTGGAGACATTATAGCATTTGCAACTTCTGATGAAAGATTAAAAGATAATATTACTCCTATAGAAGGAGCTTTAGATAAAATAAATCAAATAGGAGGATATGAATTTGATTGGAATAGTGATTCTGAGCATAGCGGTCACGATGTTGGTGTTATCGCTCAAGAAATCGAAGCAGTGCTGCCAGAAGTAGTAGCACATAGAAAGAACGGCTATTTAGCTGTACGTTATGAGAAAATAGTCGCGTTATTAATAAATGCTATTAAAGAGCAACAGTTACAGATTGATGAGCTGAAGTCTAAGCTCTAGCGACAGAAACCAATTTATATGGATATGACATACCCATCCTGGACTTACCAGGGTAGGATCTTTAACGATATATCAGACTTTCCCAAAGATACTTATGGATTTATTTACGAGGTTTTTCATAAACCTTCCGGCTTAAAGTATATTGGTAAGAAAGTACTTCGCTTTGAAAGAAATAAGAAGCTAGGCAAAAAAGCCTTAGAAGCTCTTAGAGAAGAAAGAAAAGCGAAAGGAATCGGAGGACGTACACCTCTGAAACAGAAGATCATTACCGAATCAGATTGGAAAGAATATTACGGCTCTCATCCAAAAATAAAAGAGCTTGTAAAAAATTCTAAAGATTTAAGAAAGGACTTTGAACGAAAAATTATCGACTTTGTTCCTAATAAAAAGCTTTTAACATATTATGAGTGTAAACACCTATTTATAAATGACGTCCTAGAGACATATAGTCATATGTACATAAATGACAATATACTAGGAAAATTTTATAGAAAAGATTTTAATTATGATTAAACTAAAAGAAATCGTCGGTTTACCATCTCTACAATACCATGTAGACAATGGTCTCTCTTTACATGAAAATGTCTACCGTTATAACTCTGAAGCCTTTATACAATTATTTGCTGAAGCGAGAGAAGCTTGGAGAGACGGGTATATTACGTTAAACGAAGAAGACGAAAAGCTTTTAGAAACTACTGATATAGGAGAGTATGGAGATTATAATGGAATGAAAGTTCCTTTAGATCTTCCGATGGTGTCTCCAAAATACAATCCATTATTTGAGATAGGCTGCATGATTGATGAAATGATCGAAAACGAGGAAACGATAGACGAGGCTATGTCTATTGACGAAATGATCGATTACGAATTAGTCAAAGAGCTCGTCGA